ATAGTTCTTTTAAAGTATTATTAGTATTAGTTTTTCTATTTGATATTCCTAGTATAGATTCTCTATCTTCTTTTGTCAAATTAGGATTTTCAATACACCTATTAAGTAAGTTTTCTATTCGTGCTAATTTTACTGAGACGGGGTTAAAGGTATTAATAGCGGTTTCAGTTACCGATAAAATACCTTCTTTATCGTCTTCAAGAGCGTTAACCATACCTCTTAAGTATTCTAAAGAATTACCGTATGTGTTTAATACTCCTACGGGTAGGCCTATACCAGGGGGGACGGCTGAGGGAAGTGGAAAATGTGAAAGTATCTCTATGCTAGCTTTAGTTGCTTTTATAGGTTTATCAAGCTTTTCTGCTTGTTTTTTCACTGTTTCGACTTTTTTCTCTATTCCTAATTTTACTTTTTTAACACTGTCGACGCTTCTGTTAATTTGTTTGAGTTCACTAGGAGGGGGGCATTGTTCCAAAAGCCTATCAATCAGCTCTTGAACTTTTTGTAAAGCGTATCTTATCGCGTATGCTTCTGCTTCAGCTAGTAGTGCAGTTGCGATAGCACTAATATTACTTTTAAAATCTTTTAGGTAAACATGTGGCATTATTCAGTGAATACTTTTTTAGATTTAAGAATAGATTTACCGTAAGGGTTAATTTGCTTGTTCAAGCTATCTAAAACTACTTGAGATATTTTACCTTGAAAATTTAAATCAAGGATAGGTTTACCGTCTAGGGTTTTAGCTTTAGTCATAGCTTTAGACATAGCGGTAATTTCCGATATGAGCTGTCTTAAGAAAATCTCTAATTCGTTACCAAGAATCACCGGTTCTTCTTTTTTTCTTGCTTGTACTCCTAGTAGAATGTTTTTAGAGTCTAGACTTATATATTCATCGCTATCAATATTTAAGTTTTGAGAGTTAATCCCTATACTGTTTTTTGAGGATAAAAAAATATTCTCATCTTTAGCATTTATAAAAACTCTCCCGCTGTTTACTATTACCTGATTTCCTTTGTACGTATCTGCTTGTATGGGTTTTTCAAGCCAAGAGTCATTTTTTAAATTTGCTTGATTTAGGTTTACGGTATGGTTAGATGTTAAGTATATAGAGCTTTTATCATTATTTACGTTTTCAGTAATATTTTCGAACTCTTCTACGGGTGTGTGCCCGTTAGATATTATTATAAGTGGTTCGCCGTTATTAGACCCGTCTATCCAGGGGTTCGTACTATATTTAGTTCCTGTAAATCTTATACCTTGACCGTGTCTTCCTTCTATTAGAGTGTCCCCTGGGAAGCTTTGTAGGCTATTAATGTTAGATTTTTCAATAAAATTTTCATCTTCTGTCGGCTCAACTTCTTCAGTTTCTTCATTATAGTTTTGAATTTCATCAAAGTAGGCGTTGTAGTGAGGGTTATTCCATACCGGTACTATGCTATTCCAATAAGGCTTTTTAGAGTTTACAAAAGTTTCTCTGTCCTCTGAGGGAAGACTTTCGATTTGAACTATTTCTCCTACTAGCGGTGTTTGCTTAATAGACATATTACCTTGATAAGCAAAAGTTAGCTCAGAATTTTCTTTTTCCTCAACCTCACCTAATTCGATATTCCTGTAGAATACTCCATTGATACTTTGAGGACCTCCATAAATGTCATAGGAAGGATGAGATTCATCTAAAATAATGTCAACAACTCTACCAAATACCTTATCAGTACTCGATAACTGTCTAGAACTACCTTGATTAGTAGATCTAACTTTAATACCTGTGTTATACTTCGCCATCCTCTTCTGTAGACTCTTCTGTCTGTTCTATTTGTTGCTCTAATAGCTCCTGCTCTTCTAATAAATCTTGTAGGTCTGAGAAGTCAAACTCACCTGATTCTCCTTTAGCTTGCGCTGTTTCTATACGTTGAATTACTGTGGCTAACTTGATCAAATGCTCGTCATTCTTTACACCTATCTCCATATATTCTTTAATCATAGGAACAATAAGTGTCGCATCTCCAATGTTTTCTATAAGAGGTTTAAGTTCTGATATAAGGGATTTTACCTGATCTTTGGTTTCTTTAGAATTATCGTAGATTTCTCCAAAAAGATCAGATAGAGTTTTTCCTTTGAATATTTCTTTATCTAGACTCATATCTTTTTTATATAAATAGTTTAAAAAGATTTGTTGGTAAGGAGTCCTTGATCGTATAGGGCCTGGTATCTTGTTTTGAATTCTTCTTTAAGCTTTGAAACTACCTTTGTAAGTTGGGGAGTATCGCAATCGGTCATTTCTCTGATATAGATATATAGAGCTTTTTTTCTGAATATCTCTAAGTCGTTTCTAGTTCTGAATACGGTTAATACAGCATCAGCTATCTGCATTTCAGATTCTTTAGTAAATAGTATATCTAACTGGTCGTACATTATTTCTACCCATTCATCCATAAAATCAGACATAGTTTTCTTACTTACTGTATCTATATCTCTTTCTACCTCATATGATTCTTCTATATCCGTAAATGAACCTATCTGCTTAAGTTTCTTATAGTTCTTGTTATTGTAGTTTATCAACCACCTTTTAACAATTGTGCCAAAATAAGAATATGCTTTAGCCCCGTTAGTTGGATCAAACTTCATAATCTTTTCTTCGTAGAGTATTGAGACTATCTCGTGCTTAAGGTCTTCTATTTTATCTACATCGGTATAGTAGAACTTAAAAGTATGTATAATGTTTTCTGCTAATTTGTAAAAAGGGAGGTAGATATGTTCAGTAAATATTTTTTTTCGATATTCCTGTTCTGTAGATGTATTAAACTTTACTATATAATCTTCTGTTTCTTTTGTAAAATAATTAGCTTTCGCTCTCTTTCTTGCCATAATTTTTGGGGAGCATGTATCGGTTTAGCTCGTCTTGTACGTATTTCATTTGTTCGAAAAAATAACCGACCTCATCGTCTGATTGAAATACCCCTTTCTCATCAAGATTCTTTAGGTGCTTTTGACCTTCGCCTACGGCGTTTGATATATTTTGTAGATATTGTACCTGGTCTTGTACAACATCTTCATATTTTTCTACTTTTCTTAGTAAATTAACAATAATATAGGATAAAGTTCCGGAAAGTGCAACTAATGCACCAGTTATTATATAATAAGTTGTCATACTATAGGTTTTTTAACATGTTTGTAAGTCCTTCTGAGGAATTTACCCGTCTACCGGTAGTGGATTGTGTCTTCTGTGCTTTTGGTTGGGAGGTCCCACCGTTTTGCTTCCACATATCGTATTCAACCTTAGAGGCTAAGAAGTCTGCAGCATGTAATACTGAGATAATAGATGTTTTCTGTCTAGAAGACTCTACGTTACTGAAGAAGTAAGCTTCGTTAGCCTTATCAAACACACCATCGTGGCATCTGATAGCTAAAAATTCTTTCTGGTTAACCTTTATACCGAATTTTTGTAAGATAAATAAAGATCTATCTGGGATGAGCATAAAATCTAAGTCTGGATTGAAGGTATACATCTCTGATAACTTATCTTGTCTCCATTTATCGGTCTGAGGTATATAGTTTGGTGAATCTCCATCACCTAGCTTACCTAAATCATGGAATAATGCGGCAAATACTAACTCTTCTTCTGTGTAATCTACTGCACCGCCCATTTCTTTATATAACCTTGACTGTTTTACCGCATATTCCACAACTCTATTAACGTGATCTACATATCCACCGGCAAAAGCATTATGGTACCACGTTTTACCACTAGCAGGAGCCATAACATAAGTATCCTCCATGTGTTTAATCATAGATTTTACGGCTTCCTTACGGTCACCGATGTAAGTATCTATAATTTTAAGATGCTTTTCGTAGTTTTTTGATATTTGTTCCGCCGATAATGACATATTAGATTAATTTTATTTATTTTACTATTATTTTATATATATTTATATACCTATATATTTAAATTATATATTCTTATATATATTTTTTATAATATAAATTAAGATAATGATTATTATTCAAAGAATCAACTATTCTAAGATAATTTTTAAAGAAAAGTTTCTAAGGATAGATTCTACTCCTGCATCCCATAGTACTTCTGCCTGAATATTAAGAGTATCTCCTTTAAGGCGTAGTGGAATAGGTCCTACAGTACGTTTAGTCTTGAGCATAGAAGAGTTACCTGAGAAGTATATTTGAGTTTCTTGAACAACCGGTATAATCTCTGTTTGATTTAAGTGTTCTGCAATAACTATTTCGATTTCCTTATCTCCTTTAAACCTAGCACTAACTACTGATTGATCTCCGTAGCGGTATTCTTCGGAAATAGCACTAGCTAAAC